GGTAAAACTACTGTATGGGGAGAGTTAATAGATGGCACCAAGTAAAATGAAAGGTGAAAGTATTAACAATACTCGAAGAATGTACAACTTAAAAAAGAAAAAGAAGAAGACAAATGCCAAAAAAAAGTATAAACGTAAATAATTTTAGTGGTGGGCTTAACAACAATACTAATCCTAGAGATATACAGATTAATGAATTTCAAACATTAAATGGATTAGATAATGAAGTTCCAGGTAAATTAAAATTATTTGGAGAAGTTAAGGCGTATTCAGCTTTAGATAATTACAGTGAAACACAAACTGGTTTTCAGTATGGTAACGGATTAACTTATTTAAAACTAGACAGAGATATAGAGGATAGTGTTTCAGATAATTTATCTGAAGATGAGCTATTAATAATAAATGATGCTAATGCAGGCAATGTAGATATTTTTAATTTATCAGATTTAGATAAAGATACTGCTCAATTTTCTTGGGGAAACACTGCTTCTCCTATTAATACTTATGTGATAGATGGTCAAGTAAGATTATCTGCGACTTTAACTACTGCTACAGACAATACTCCAAAATGGTATGGATATATAGATAAAACATATAATATGGGCAATGCTAGTGCTACTACAGCTGGTGGTACAAACGATATAGGACATGATTACAGCGAATATCATGCAACAGATTTATATATAGCACCATTAAAAAGCAATTTGAGTGGTAATGGATATGATTACGATACAGAAAATTACTATGGTGCTGATTTTAGTTTGGGTACTTCAGAAATAGTTTTAAATCATAGTTTAGCTAACTTAAATGGTACTGATAATAATGGATATATTACTGATGATAACTTAGATACTGCTAACAATTTAAATACAACTTTAGATGCAGGTATGGATTTATCTGGGGGTCACGGTACATTTGCATTATATGCTTTTTTTAATAAATTAACAACAGCACAAGATTTAGGGGTTAACAGTACCAACTCTAATATTCCAGTATATACTAGCGACCAGAAAATAGGATATGCTTTATTTGCATCCAATGTATACGATAATCAAGAGTCTTATCCTGTATATATAGGCGATATACTGCAACCAAATATTATTGGAATAAATCAATCTTTTAAAAGACCTTTAAATGTTGCATTAACAGGAAGAATACCTACAAATCCTAGACAAACAGGAATAAAAGTATATTGGGCATTAGTTAATTTTAATGATGTAGGTACGCAAATAGATTCTGTAGAACAAAAATATTTATTTATGGATATAGATTTTGAAAAAGGATTACGATTTGGCGGTAATGAACGATACGAAACAATGCCTATATTTACATCTACAAATAAATATTATATATATCCATTAAGTACATTTGGTACAGTAGGTGGAAATCATATGTATACAAAACAATTATTATCTTTGTCTCAAAATGAGCCATATTTGAATTTAAATCAATCAGTAATAGGTAGGGCAGGGTCAGCGTTTAAAACGTCTGCTATAGCTAATAGAAGAGCTTATATAGGCAATGTAGCGTATTATGATGGTAAAAATAAAGTAATTAAAGGAGATACTGTATTAAAGTCTGATGTAAACAAATTTGATACATTTAGAAAAAATAATTTTATTGATGTAGAGGTAAATGACGGAGATGAAATTATAGCATTACAAACATTAAATAATCAGCTACTACAATTTAAAAAAAATACATTATATATTGTAAATATATCAAGAGATATAGAATTTTTAGAAGGTACTTATGAATTTAGAGGATGTGAAAAAGATTATCACATAGTTAAAGGTGAGGGTTTTGTAGCCTGGTTTAACAAATCGTCTGTGTTTTTATATGATGGACAAAGAGTTATGGATATAAATTTGAATGAAATAGGACAACCAAGATTAGCTAACTGGAGAAATAGTTATTACAGCGATAATTCTACTATAGGATATGATGCAGATAAAAAATGTATATTTATTTTTAATAGTACAAGAGACAAGATTATACAATTTGACATTAAGTCACAATCTTGGTCTGAGTATAAACCTTACAATTATGATTTATTACCTATAAGTAATATTGTATATGCGAAAGGTTATGATGATAAAGGAAGTATGGTATTTTTAGAAAATAATTCTAATACTATAACTTTAAAAAAATGGGATAAAACACCAGCTAGTTTTTATGTTAACGACGATATGGTTTTGGCAGAAACTAAAGAAATAACTTTAGACAATCCTGATGTTAAAAAAAATATAAAAACTGTATATATAAATTATAAACAACCTAACTCTTCAAGGGTTCAATTAAAAATGAGAAAAGACGGAGCTGTAACTAATTTAGTTGTATTAGAATCTTCAGCTGATTTTACAACAAGAAAAATACCTATATCTACTATACAAGGAATTAGAAGTTTTAGTATAATTATTGCTGGACATACTGACACTGGAAATACTCCGAACAGTATAGATGACGAATTTGAAATAAATGATATGCAAATAGTATATAGAGAGCTAGTGAGGAAATAATGTTAAAAGGTATAGAGCAATTAAAAAAATTTCGTGAAGCACAACAACAGTATGCAACACCTAGTACAGAAAGAAATACTATACCTAATAATGCAGAAGGTTCAACTGGTGATACTGTACTAGTGAATCAAGAAGGCAATAAATTTTTATATATAAAAGGATTTAATGAGTGGCATAAAACAGAATTAAATAAAAATGTAGGTACTACTAGCGTTGGGCAAACTACTACTACTGCAACTGGAGGTACTACTTTACCAGGTTCACCTACAGGTTCTGTAACTGCAGAAAGAACAGCTAATCAGTACATAAAACTAACATGGACTTATGGAACTAATACTGTTAGGCATCAAATATACAGGTCTAGTAGTGCAGGAGCTTCTTTTGTAAACCCTGGTACTGAATTGACATCTGCTGCAGGTACAGCAAGTGGTAATTATACAGACAATTTAACGTCATTACCAACAGGAACATGGGTATATAAAGTTATATTTTACAATTCTATTGATAACGATTTTGTACAGTATGTAAATGAAACTACTATATCAGCATACATTTCTAGACCGCTAGGAAGTTTAGAAGATGTTGATAACGGTAAATACCCATACAATCAAAATCAATTATTAGAATGTGCAGAGTTTGGCGATATATCTGGACAATCTAACAGTTACGTAACAACTACATGGTACACTGATGATGTTAATTTTGTTGTTAATTCTTCTAAAATGTATTCAAATCCACAAGGAGCAGCAGTAAATTTTTATGGCACAAACGGATTTTATGAAGGAGAGGGTTTGCTAGATAGTGAAGCTAATGGTTGGTTTAGTCAAGACCATCCAGATGGTAATGTAAATGATGATGTTATTTTAAATATAGATGATGATGGAGATATTATTGGTAAATATTCTGCAAGACCAAATGCTCCAGGTTTTAGTACTTCAGCTACAACAAACACTGTAACTGTAAATATATCTGGAGAAGCATACGTAACAAGATATTGGCAAGTGCAAATAGACACAGTAAACACGTTTGATTCTAGTAATTTGCAAACAGCATATGTAACGCCAAGTGTAAAAGGTACTACAAGCTCAGCTAATGCAAGCGGAAGTAATACGTTTTCATCTTTAAGTTCTGGTACTACACATTATATTAGAGTTAGAGCTCAAAATGGTACTAACACAGGTAGTCCTTTAAGAAGTAGTGCTTATACTAATACGCAACAACAAGATACAAGTACTGCTGGTACTTGGTCTAACATACCTAATGATTTTACTTTAACTGGTGTTGGTAATAATGGATATCAATTTTCATCATTATTCCAAGTAACATTAAGTAGTGGTACTGGAAATACTACTATAACTTGCAGTCAAAGTAATTTAAGCGGAATTTTATGGTGTGATGTAAGCACAAGTGGAGACCCAGGGACAAATCATTTAACATATGGTCCTGTAAAAACTATAACACATAGTGGAAGTTTTACTAATCAAACGTATTATGTTAGATTTTATTACCAAAGAAATAAAAGTATAGACAACAACACAACACAAGATGTTACATTTACAAACAGTACAAACGTAAACACAGATTTAGATATAACATGCATAGGTACAGATACCTTACAACCATAAGGAGGAATAATGGCAAGTAGAGCAGATTTAATTATGGCACAAGTTCGTGGAGAAATAAGCCAAATTAATAGAAACAAAAAATATGAGGGTAGTGTTATTGATGACATTACTGCAGGTATGTTAGGATTTCAAACAGGACAAGAGATTATGTATGCTATAGAAGGTGCTGCAGAAGATTTTCAAAATTTTCGTGACAATAAATACAAAAGACAATCAGCAAGAGCTGATAGAAGAGAACGTAGAGTTAACAAACGTATGGACAGAATGGATGCAAGGGAACAACGTAGAGTAGACGCAATAGATATGTCTATTCCAGAAGAAGAATATATAGATGAAGTTTATAAACCAGATTTTTCAAATATGGATGTTCCTATGATAAAACCAGACAGACCTATGGTTAAATCTACGTTTACAGAAGAACCTGAAATGTTGCCTGATATGATGCTGGATGAAGAAAAGTTATTTATATCAGAAGAAGATGTAATGGACAGAACTTCAGAATTATATTTAGAAAATACTCTAGATACTACTATGTCTCCAAGTGGTGGTATGATGAATACAGCATTTGCAGATTCCACTGGATATAACTATAGTAATATAAATATATCGGATTTACCTGATACTAATTACGATTTAGAAGCTATTAAAGCAACTACACAAGCAGCAGATGTAACAAGATGGTTTACAGGTGGAAACATGAGTGATGTTGAACCTAAAGAAGATGAAATAGTAAGTGAAGCAATTAAAAAATTAACAACAGGATAAGTTATGGGACAAATAAATTTTGAATTTATAAAAGAAAGAGAAGGCAAAGGTTATACTCAAGGATATATACCTACAAACGAAGATGGCTCAATATTAGGTCAATCTGGTGTTACTATAGCATCAGGATTTGACTTAGGTCAGCAAGATGTAACGTCTATATCTGCACTGCCTAAAGATTTGCAAGATAAACTAATACCATATTTAGGCGCAAAAAAAGATGCAGCTAGAAAAAAATTAGAAGAAACAGGTGGTTTAAATTTAAGTGAAGAAGAAGTAAATCAAATTGATATGATGTCAAAAGAAAAATATTCTAATGATATAAAATCTTCATATAACAAATTGACTGGTAAAAATTTTGAAGAGTTGCCATCAAGTTTACAAACTGTAATAGCAGATATACAATTTCAATACGGAACTAACTATAGCAGAACACCAAAGTTTGCAGGTATTATAAAAGAAATTTCACAAAATCCTTCCAATGTAGATTCTTACATAAAACTAGAACAAGAGTTAAGAAATTTTGGTGATGATTATGAAACTAGAAGAGGTTTAGAAGCAGATTTAATTAAAGAAGAAATATTAAATATGCAAAACCCTACAACATCTATGAGTCAAAATGATGCTATGTTAATTAAAGCAAAACAAAATGCATCAAAGGTTGCAGGTAATAGTTTTAATATTT